CCGGTCGAGATTGTCCGGCGTGCCCTTGCTCAGTTTGAGCAGCCAGTCCTCATCAAGCGGCGTGGGCGCCGCCGTCAGCGCGGAGACCTTGCTGTCGCTCATGGCGTCACCGTCAGGCGATCGTCAGCACACCGGCCGTCTCGTCCGGCGTGATGGTGAACGTCTCGCCATCCTGGATCGTCAGCGCCGACCCGTAGTCCCACCACGCGATGAGCGGGTCAGCCGGCGACGTGGGCGTGTCGTTGTATAGTACGACGTAGCGGAACGGCCCGATGGACCCGCCCGAGGCCGTGATGACGAACGGGCCGTCCAGGATCAGCTTCAGCGTGCCGCTGGTCTGCTCACACGAGAGGATCGTCGCGGTGACGCCTCCGGCCGAGTAGCCGTTGCCACCGCTGATCTCGGCGAGATCGGCCTTGACCTCATCCGCTGCCGCGTCCGGCGTGGCGTTGGTCAGATAGATCTTCAGCGAGTCCGACGAGAGATTATGGACCTTCTTCGCCAAATCTTCGACGAACTGGTGGAACTTGTTGTAGGTCGCCATGCTGGCCTCCTGTGCTGTTTACCGAGTGACTTCGGGTGACACTGTCACGACGCCCTCGAGCAATCGTGTCACAACGCCGCTAGTGCTTTCCAGCTCGAGATCGTACACCCCGCGCCGAATCGAAAGGGCCGCCGTATCGCCAGCGCTCACCAGCACCACGATGGTGCCAGCTTCGTCCCCCAGCGTAATATCTCCAGCCTGAGACGTGAGGCTCAGCTCCGCGTTGGCGGACGTGACCTTCTGACGCACCTGCATCCGTGCCGTGTAGCCGGTCAAGTCGATCGGGCTGCCACCAGCATCGCGCCAGATGGCGGATAGCATGAACGTCGCGCCTTGCTCGATCAGGATGTCATAGGTGCTCGCGGCCATCTTTGCGCCCCTCGCTCAGAAATTGGCGAACGCGGTGCGATCGCGCGCCGCAACATCTCGTAGCGAAACACCCAGGGGCACGTCCAGCGCGTCCGCACGAGCGCGAGCGACCTGACGTTGCTGGAGCGCCGTGCTAAGCCGGGGCAGAATCGCGTAGGCCGGGTTGTTCTGGTCGAACCTGCGTGCCGTCTGCAGCCACTCACGGGCACCTTCCTGATCTCCGCGCTCAATCGCCTTCGCGATATTGTTGCGGATATTGGCCGCCTCGCGCGTGATGACCCCGCGACGCGACGTCTGTGCCTGCTGGGCTTCGCCGTATTCGGCACGCTCGGCAGGGGTGTAGCCCAGCGCCTGAGCGACGTACGCCGCCGGTCCAGGCTGCATCGGCAGGCGTACACCTTCCTGGTTCGTGTACCCGTCCTGGGTCATGCGGAACGTCGCCCACGGCCCGCGCAGCGCGGTCGGCAGCGCCGCCTGGAGGCCGGCCCCGACATTGCCCTCGGCCATTTCTCGCATGCCCTTGATGACGTTGCTGACCATCGAGAACGGGGCGCCCAGCATCGCCTCAGCCTGATCAGGGAACGCGTCCTCCCACTTCCGGCGGTCGGCCAGGAAGCGCGACAGCGGCAAAATGTTCTGCTCGCCCACGCGCGCCGACATGTCGAAGCCGAACGCCCGCGGCAACCCGCGCGCCGCGACCTCCCCGAGGTCTTTCCCGAGCGTGGCGCTCAGGAAATTCCGCCAGGACGCGACCATGTCGAACGGCTCATCGTCGTCGTCGAACAGATCCTTCAGGTTGTTTACTGCGGCTGCGATCGCCGTGACAAAAGGAAGGCCCAGCGAGCCGGCGAGCACCGTGATGGCTGCCGCGTGACCGGCGAGGAACTTGCGCCCCTCCTTCCGCTGCAGCGCAGCGGCGTCCTGACGCGCCTTGAAGTCCTTATCGCTTTCGCCGGGGTTGCGCGTCGGATCGCGCGTCATGGCTGCGTCGAACTCACGGTAGATTTTCTCGAGCATCTGCGCGTTGAACTGCTGAAACGCCGTCGCGATCGGCGTGAAGCGCCCCGCCACACCCGAGCGCCCAAGCGCCCGACCGACGTTGGCTTCCGTGTAGTTGAACATCGTGTCGTCAATGATGCGCACCGCCTCAGGTATGAGGTCAGCGTCTTTGATCTTACCGGCGTTCAACGTGTGCAGCGCGATGGCGCTGGCAAGTCGCACTGCGGCCTCCGAGTAGAGGCCGAACGCGCCGGCGTATCGCAGCACCGTGTCGAGCTTGCCGTTCGAGTTGGTCTCGGCCAGCCGCCCAAGCTCTCGCGCCGCGGCGCCAATGTCGACGACGCCCGTGTTGATCAGCCGCACCAAGTATTCCTGCATGCCTTTCGGCACACCTGCGTCGTCCATCGCCTTCTGTGTGATGCCCGGCTCAAGCGCCTCGCGTGCGCTGGTGGCGAACCCCTGCTTCGCTGCGATCGACACGACACGGATCGCCAGCCCGGTCGCCGACGCCACGGCGCGCGCGGACTTCATAAAGCCGTGCTTCTTGGCCAGCTCCGGCCACAGCGTGACGCCCACCTGCGTGAGGTTGTTCAGCATGTAGGCCGGCGACATGCCGAGGAAGAACGCGTAGTTGACCGCGCGGAACGAGTCGACCATGTCCCGCCCGGCGTGCATTGGGCGGTTTGTCTCACGGGTCAGCAGCTCTTGCAGCACCTGCTGCCTACGGATCTTGTCCTCCGGGTCGACGTCTGAGCCGACGGTCTGCGACTCGTCCAGCTGCTTGCGCATCTCCGTGAGCGTCGCGTTCATCTGCGCGGACGTCGACAGGTTGGCCAGCGCGAGATTGCCGACGTTGGCGCGGAACGCGTAGCTGGTCATCATGTTCTTCGACCAGCCGGGCACGACCTTGCGCGCCGTCATCACGCGAGACTCCGACGTGGACGGAAGCATGTTGAACCACACCTCCTTCAGCTGGTTGATCGCCTTCTCGCGATCCTTGTTCGCCTGCGCGATCTCAGCGGGGCTGGCTCCTTCAGGGGGGTTGAACGCGGCGCTCGCGCTGAAGCGCGAAACCGCGTTCTCCAGAAACTTGGCGTCGGCCGCCATGCTGAAGTCCGCCTGATCGCGATGGCCCGACTTAAGATCCGACAGTACGCCTTCTTCCTGGAGCTTCTGCAACACGCGCTCCAGGTTGGCGCGCTTCGTAGGGGTCTCCACGCGAAGGAAGACGTTGTTGCGCTCGGCCTCCGTGGGGATCGAGAAGTCATCGAAGCCTGCTGCCTCCAGTGCCTGGGTGAGCCTCTCCGCGGCCGCGATGTCAGGCATCGCCTGCCCGCGCTCGCCCTTCCGCAGCGGGTCGGCCTTCAGGTTGAAAGACGCGAAGTAGTCGCCGGTGCGACCGAGGTGGAAGTACGGATGCTGCTGCAGACCGGTCGCGTTCTTACGCAGATCGAACAGCGTGCGCCCAAGGTTGTTAACCGACGGCGGTGCGTCCTTGCGCGACGTCGGGCGCAGCTTCGGGTCTACCTTCGCCTGCGTCTTTGGGTCGCGATTGGCCGCATTTAGCGCCGCCGCGTACGAGTCGCGCCAGATCTGCTCCGCAGCGCCGAGACGACGCTCAAAGTTGGCCTTCCACCAGTCACGTGCCGCCGTCACGTTCTGCTGCGACAGCGCCGACTCGTTCAGGAACTCCGTCATCGGGTCTTCCGCGAACCGCGACGACGACCGCCGCATCTCCGGGTCGGACACGATGATGTTGCTCAGCAGCGTCGTCATCGACGCGTAGCGCTGCATCTGGTTGAACGTCGCCATGTCGTCGAACACAGCGCGGCCCTCGCGCATCTCAGCGTAGGTCTGGTTCGCCTCGCGCACGAGCCGCTGATACTTCTCCTGGTCGTTCTTCTTGTGCAGCCAAGGCTGGTCGTCCCACTTCTTCCGCGGGTCGATTTCGTATGCCGCGATCTCCATCAGCCAGCGCATCTTCTTCGCCAGCTCAGGGCTCTTTTGCTCAAGACGCTCATACGCGGCCCAGGTCGGCCGGAACAGCTCAGCGAACTTGGCGCTGATCGCCGCACGCCGGCGGTTGATGTTCGACACGTTCTCGAGGAGGTTCCGCGCGCCATCGACGCGCTGCTGGAAGTCTGCCGGCACCGGGAACATGCGGCCGAACACGCGCGCGATATGGTTGAGCGTGGTGGCGTAAAGCACCTGCGCACGCATTGCCGTCGAGACGTTCTTGCCGTTGCGCGCCGCGTCCACCGCAGTGTCGAGCGCCTTCAGTGCGGCGGTCGTCGCACGGCTTACTAGCCGATCGGCATCGGCCACACCTTTGCTGACGCCCGCCATTTTCTGCGCCTCGGTGCTCCCGCGCGACGTCATGCTCTCGCGCCACATCCGAGCATCGCCGGGCGGGATGTTCTCGATGAATGTCTTCACCGCCGCCGTCGGCGCGCGATCGCCAACGAAGAACCGCGCCATCTTCTGCAGTGCGTCACCGACCGACTTGAAGAACCGCTCGGCCAGCGTGCGCGGCTGCTCCGACGTCGTGGCCCACTTCGACACCTGATCCGCGAACCACTCGCCGAAGCTGGTCCAATAGGGGCCGAGATCTTTGGCCTCCATGTTGGCTGGGACGGACTGCGACTGCGCCGTGCCCGTCTCCTGGTTGCGCAACGACACAATCAGCCGTCGAGCGCTCTGGCCCTTTTGCTTCTCCACCCACGCTTTGTGCTCGGCCAGGATCTCTTGCCGCGTCTCAGGCGTCGCGTTGCGCAACGCCACCTTCTCGATGATGTGGCCCACCTCATGCGCGATGGTCTCGATCTGACGGCGCTCCGATATGTCGGGCTTGATCGAAATGTAGAAGTCGCGCATGCCGGGTCCGAACTGCCGCACCGTGCCGTCGGAGTTGGAATCCGCTGCCACCGAAAGCGCCGACGCGTAAGGCCCGTTGAGCGCGTATTTTGTCTGACCGGCGGCCCCTGCAATGTCGTCCGACATGACCAGGAACACGCGCAGATCGCCCATGTTCACCTGCTGCAGCAGGCCCTGCGTATAGTTGCGCAGCGCCGCGGAGACGCCTGCTGTCGCGGTGACTTGACCTGCGGCGCCCGAGAACGGCCCGTCTGGTGCCTTCTGATACGCGGCCGCGTCTTCGGCTTCGATGCGATCGCGGGCCTCCGTGAGCGTGTTCTTCTGCGCAGCCGTAAACAGGTCGCCCGTGTACGACTTGATGTCGACCCGCGTGCGCTGGCCGTTTTCGCGCAACACGCCTACGTAGACTGGCTGACCGGTCAGCACCGACGAGCCGCGCACCAGCGCTACGTCGTCGCGCCAGAACACGACCCTGCCGCCGACGTCCGTCGCATGCTCGCGCGCCCAGTCAGGCGCTATCTTACCGGCCTGTCGCCTGGCCTGTGCCGCCTCATAATCTCGAGCAACGGCGTCAGCCTGCTCTTTTGCATTCAGGCGATCCTCACGCATCGCGGCAAGTGCGCGCTCTGCACGCGTGCGCAACGGCTGAGGGGTGTCTTTGTCTGCGACAATGCTCTCGATCAGCGGTCGCAACTCATTGTTCTCGAAACGATCAGCCTTAGCTTTGGCTTCCGCGGCGGCCGCTGCCTCTCGTGCCTTACGCACCGCTTCCTGGTTCTGGCGCACGAGCGCCGCGTCGGTCTCGCGCTCCTTGACGACGCGGTTGTACCCGCGAACTGCCTCGTACGCAGCCTTCATGTCGAGCCGCCCGACAGGCGCCTCAGCAAGGTTCCCCGCTTCAGTGCGCTCGCTCACAGGAAGGGACTTGTCGCTCGCGATCTTCCGCAGCAGCGCACGCGTCTTAGCCTGAGTAGGGCTGTCAATCCGGGTGGTAGGGCTGAGCCGAGGTTGCACAGCCTCGCGTACAGCGATTTCGCGGCGCTTGGCTTCCTGCTTGGTCGGGGCGGTAGGTGCAGCCGGCGACGCCTCAGATTTAGGGGTCTGAGTGTTTCGCTGAATGGACGAAGGTGGCGTCGCCGGCTGCGGAGCAGGTCGGGCTACTTGCCCTTCCCGCCCATTCCCTTCCCGAACGGCATCGGCTTGGACTTGCCCACGAGGAGTCTCCTTGGCTGGTGCGGCGGCAGCAGTCGTCGGCGCCGCAGCGCTGACCGTCGCGGTTGGAGTTGGCGGCGTCGTCTGGCGCACCGGAGCAGCCTGCCGCGGAGTCTGGCGACGCACGCCGACCTCTCGCGCACCAGCCATCACGATGCTCTGAGCGCGCTGCTGCATGCCGGGACGCATACCCTGCGCGTCGTATTCGATCAGCCACCGGCGAGCACGCTCCTGCGTCGCGTCGCTGGCGCCCTCCAAGGTCATCATCGCGACTACGCGATCACGCCACGGCATGTTCGAGCCGAGGTTCAGCGCCGGGTTGTCCTCGACCGCGGGCAGCGGCAAGCGCGCCTGCCCGGCCACAGCCGGCAAGGGGTCCGCACGGAGCGTCGTTGGCCGCGGTGCCGGCGGCTGCAGGTCCAGCGTCGGGCCAGTCCCTGCCGGCGGCACCGGGATCGGGGAGCCTTCCAGCGGCGCGCCCGCGGATTCGCGCAGCGGCGCGGTGCCAAGCTGCGTCGTTCGACCGCCAACCAGGGGTAGGCCGGGCAGGCTGGGCTGGGGCGCCGCGGGAGCCGACTGCGGCACCACGCCGCGCTGCTCCGGCAGGACTGCGATCTCGCCGGGCGGTGCTAGGGCGCGTTGCGAAAGAGTCGCAACATCAGGCGTCATCCGTGCAGTCTGCGCGACCGGCAGGTCGAGGCCCAGACTCTGCTGGAACGGTGCCGCAGCGCCTAGCGGCAGCTCAGGGCTCGACCCAGGTGGCGGCAAGGGGATCGGAGTGCCGTCCTGCGGCGCACCGGCAGAGACGCGCTCCTGCACCGGTGCAGGGTTGGCCAGCGAGCCGCGGATAGGTAGGCCGAGCGGGAACAGGCCCGGATACGGCTGCTCGGCCGCGGCCGACTGCTCGGCCGTCAGCGGCTGGCGCGAATTGCGCTGGTCGAGCTCGGCAAGCCCCTGCTGGGCACGTTCGGCGCGCTGCAGCCGCTCGATCTTCGCCGCAGCCGCGCGGGCGGCCTTGGCGTCTTTCGCGGCCAGCGCGGCCTGCGCCTCGGCGCGCGCCGCTGCCATCTCCGGCGCGAGATCGCGAGGCTTGCCCTCTGAGTCGAGTCCAAGCGCGTTGGCCATCATGTCGATGCGATCGCGCACCCTGGCCGGCAGGCTCTCGTTGTAAAGCTCGGTGCGCACCTGCGCGGCCAACTCAGCTTCGTCCCGCACGTTCTCGAACATGCGCATAATGCTGCGCGTGGCCTGACTGTCCTTGGTCACCCCGCCGTCGAGCAGCGCCCGACGAATGGCGTTAGGGGCGCCCAGCGATACTGGCTCACCGGTTGCGGCGTCTGTCAGCGCAGGATTGTCGCGCGGCAGCAGGTCAGGGAGCGGCGCCCCGGCGGCTTCCGCTGCGGCCTGCTGCTCCGGCGTAGGCTGCGGCACGCCGTAGGTCGGATCGCGCGGGCCGCCCTCAGCCGGCGTGAGTTGCGTCGGAGCGCCAAACAGGTCCGGCTGCGCTGCGCGCATCGCGTCCGCGCCCGTCATCGGGCTCAGCGCCTGATCAATCGAGGCGGTCAGGTCTTCGTTAGTGGCCTCGCCGGGCGCCTTGTCCCGCATCGCGCGCGTCGCGTTGCGGCTGGCAAGTCCGGCGCCGCCGCCCAGCACCCCGCCGACAGCAAGTCCGGTCAGCGCGCCATCCAGCACGTTGTTCGCTCGCTGCCCAAGTGTCAGGTCAGGCCGGAACGCCTGCTCGAGCGCGGTCTGCACACCTTCGGTGCCGAACTCGGTGACCCCGGCCTCGATCGCCCCTCGTACGCCGCGTGTTGCCCGGTTGGCACCTGTCGCCCCGACGCCCGCGCCGCGGCCGATACCCATCAGCCGCGCCGTAGGTAGTGCTTCGGCTGCAGCGTACAGCGGGCTCAGACCCAGCGCCGCCAGCGCCTCGCCCACGCCCGGTCGGGCCGCTTGGTCCCCCGTCGTCGCACGCGCAGACTCCACGGCCTCGCTGTACATGCTGCCAGCGGCGTAAGGGAGCATCGACGCGCCGGCCAGCACTGCGCCAGGAGACGTGCCCACCGCCGCGGCAGTCGCGTTCAGGCCAGCTCGAAGGCCACCCCCACGTGCGGCCGCGGCCGCGGCGCCGCCCGGCCCACCGACAAGAAACGCCCCGATCGTCAGCGCGAGATTAGGCACCTGCTGCGCGACGTTGTAACCAAGCCAGGGCAGCACACTGGCGCCGCCCTCGCGCCAGGGCACGGTAGCCAAGTCCGGCCGGCCCACTTCCTGTGCGCGCTGGTCCCGGTAATCCGCGACGCTGCGCCCGTAGCGCTCGACGCCGCCCAGGCCCGTCGCACGGCCGATCGCTTCGATCGCGGAGCCGCCTGAGCCAACGAGGTTCTGGTAGCCGGACGCGATGCCCGCACCAAGCCAGCCGGGGCGCGCCGGTGCGGGCATCGTCGGAAGGTAGCGCGATAGATCACCGCCGACCGGCGCCGCCGGCCGAGCCAGATCCTCCCACGAAACCGTGGGAAAGTTGCCGCTCACCGGGCTTCCTGCATCGCTGCTGCGACCGCGTCGTTCACTGGGTTGGTGCCTAGCGCGCTGAGGTAACGCTGCAGCACAGATCCTCGCTGCCGCGCAAAGTCTGCTTGAGACAGGCCGGGGCGCGCTTGCTCAAGCGCCTGCAGCTCCTGCTGCAGCAACGCATCTGCGCGGTATGCCAGCACGTCACGACCGGACGGCGGGCGCACCGCGCGCGGGTCAGGCCGTGCCAGCATCTGCTGCAGCAGCTCGCGCTCCGTGCGTCGACTCGCACCCTCAGGCAGCATACGCATGGCTTGCTCCAGCGACATTCCGGCGTACGGCCCTGACGCTGCGGGGCCAGCCGCCGGCGCCGCGGCGGCCGCCGCCTGAAGATTGCGACGCCGCTCGGCCTCCGCGCGCATCGCCGCGGCGAGCCTGTCGTTGTCGCTCATCGCCGGCGCGGCCTGCGCCGGGGTCGATGCCGGCGATGGCGGTGTGCCTCCAACCAAGCCACGAATGAAATCGCCGCCTGCGCGCGCCACCGGCGCAATGGTGCCTTGGTAAGCGGTGTTGACTGCCGCTCCCGTCAGATTACGCAGAAACGCGCCGGCGTAGTCGAGTCCCTGGCGCGACTGCAAGTCTGCACGCCGCGCCTCCAGGTCTGCCTGCGTCTGAGGGCCGGGACTGGCGGCCTCGATCGCGAACCCGAGCGCAGCACCAGGAAGCGCGGCGCGCGACGCGATCGCACGCAGCCCACCCCCCGCCGCACGCAGCCCCCCGCCGGCCGCGCCGCCCATGCTCGCGCGCGCCGCATCCACAGGAGACATGGCCGCGGCGCCGCCAGCAGTACGGGCTGCGGCAGCAAGTGCGGGATCGACTGCCGCGGAGGAGAACGGCCACATGCTCAGGGCTCCCAACTAAAGCCGTTGCGTCCGAAGCCCCACACCGTCGGTGCGAACATCTTCCGCAAGGCTTCCTTGCGCGCCATCGCCACGCTTTTCTCGAACATGGCTCGGAACTCGTGTGCGCGGGCCGGGTTGCCCGCGTCGTGGTCCACAATACGTAGCGCGAGGTAGGCCGCCCAGTCCAGCATCTCGACGTGGTGCATGCTGGGGATCTCGGGCTCGGCGTTCAGCCGGGCGGCGCTGAGATCCTCCAGCGGCAGCCGCATCACCCGCAGCCTCAGCACGCTGCCGTCGTATTCCGCCGTCGGCGCCGGGTACACCCGCAGGTGCACCGCGGAGCGCCGGGTCTCCTCGTCCTCCGCGACCTGCTCGTCGGTCGTGAACCCCAGCGGCTTGCCGGGGGGCAGCAGACGTACCTGATTGGCGTCGTACATCGCGGTGCCGTACGCCCGCTGGCGACCCTCAGCAATCGTCGAGTGGTCGAGCCGCGTCAGATCGAGCTCCTCCGTCTCGTACCGCACGGACATCACCGCTAGCACCGAGTCGTGGAGCGTGTATTCGGCCTGCCCGTCCACCAGCGTGACTTTGGTCACCTCGGGAGTGCTGGCGTCGCGCAGCACCATTCCGACGCGGGCGAACCGACGCTGCGCCTCATTGATGTACCGCACCAGCGTGGCGTCGCTCCACAGCCGATCCGTCTCGCCGGACACTTGGTCCGACCGATCGTGCAGGATGTTCTCCCGCAGCTCAGTCAGGAGATCCTGCAGCTTCATGGGCTGGAGCCCTTACGCGACGCGCCGGTACGCGAACCGCATGCGCGGCCGATAGCCGAGCACCTGCCGGGTCTGCGGATCGACCTGCGGCACCATCGTGGTCGCGTTGTCGAGGATCTCGATCACGCCGCTCGGCACATCGACCGGCTCACCGGGACGGATCAGATACCCGGTGCCGTTCAGGCCCACAAACAGCCCGGTCGGTGGGATGTCGTCGTTCTCCTCGAGCACGATGCGCGTGCGCCCGGCCTGCGCCGGCTGTGCAACGTCCGCGGGCGCCAGGAACTCGCCCTGCGGCTGCATGTCGCTCTCATCCTCGTCGATCACGACAGTGGTCGCCGCGTCGACGGAGCCCTTCTTCACGCCGCGCATGACCGGGAATTCCTCATTCTTCGCCATCGTCGCCTCTCGGAAATGGGGTGGGCGGGGCGGTGTGCCCCCGCCCTGCCGTCAGCCGAACGCGATCCAGGAGATCGCCTTGGAGTTGCCCACAGCGGCCTGGGCCAGCGTGAAGCCGCTGGCGGTCAGCGTGATCGCGGTGGTCGTGTCGGCCGTGGTGGTGCCGGCGGCGACCGTCTTGATGCAGGTGGTCGCGCCCATGCCCTCGAACTTCTCCCACACGATCACGTCAGTCGTGTTGAAGACCTTCACGAGGCGCGGGCGGAAACCGCACGCCACCGTGGTGATGGTGTTGTCGGACGTGAACGAGCCGGAGGCGAAGTTGGTGACGCCGGCGGACTGCGAGGTTGCGGTGACTGCGGCCATGATCGGCCCTCCTGTCAGATGGGTGGGTGTCGAGGGTGGGCGGGAGCATCAGCCCCCGCCCGTCCCAGATCAGGCGGTCGCGCCGACCTCGAGGCGAGCCATCCAGGCTTCCTGAAGGATCACCGTCGCCGTCCAGAGCTTCCAGCCCACCGTGCCGCGCTGGCCCAGGGGGTCGCCGGGGGCCGGCTTCGGGTTCACCACCATCGGCGTCATCGACGACTTGCCCTTCAGCGGGACGATGCCGAATGCATCGCGCGCGAAGTACATGATCGGGTAGATGTCGCAGGCCGAGTTCGACGTGGTGAACCGCAGGCCGTTGGTCACCGCGGTACCGCCCACGTCGGGAATCGGCGCGATGACCGTCGAGGTCAGATAGCGGACCTGCTCGACAGAGCCGATCTCACCCTCCCACGGGGTCGTGTGCCCGCCGTAGTCGGACACCGGCTTGAAGCCCGGCATCTCGCGGATGTCGGTCTCGCAGTCCGGGTGCGCCACGGCGACATAGGCTGCTTCGACCGACTTCGTGTTGAAGTCGGGGGACGAGGCCACCACCGAAGTGATCTTCTTCGCGTTCTGGCGATTCAGCGCGGTGGTCACCCGGCGCTGATCGGCGATCCCGATCTTGGTGATGACGTTGCTCCGGCCGGCCACGGCGTTCGCGTAGAAGACGTTGGTGCCGGCGCGCAGCACGTTGTAGCGCAGCGTCTCGACGGTCAGCGCCGCCTGCTCGCCCAGGATGTCCATCGTCTGCTGCAGCACCGGGTCGGTGTGCGTGTCCATCACCACGTCCGTGATGGTCACGTAGTCGCCGTACTGCCCCAGCGTCACCGTGTAGTCCTGGTTCGCCAGCTTGCTGCCGGACGGGGTCACGCCTTCGACCAGCGGCGTGGTCGCCACCGGGATGAAGAAGTTGCTCGAGTTCGCGCCGGCCGAGCCGGTCGCGCCGCTCAGGAAGTAGCGCCGGAACTTGGCGGTCTGGGTGTTGTTGGTCGGCAGAGGGTAGCTCTGGCCGAACTTCTCGAGCTGCAGGTAGGGGAACCCGCGCTTGAGCATGCGGACGACGGAGTAGGCCGCCACCGCGGGGGAAATGTCACCGTAGCCGGTCACCTGGGCCATATCTGGTCCCTCCAATCATGGTTCATGCCTTGTCGGCAGCGAACATCTCGAAAGCGCCCTGGAAGTCACCAGGGTCGATTCCGGCGCTCGGCGCCGACCGCTTGGAACCGACTGGGGCCAACGCGGCAGCCGCTTGTTTGGCAGCCGGGGGCAGTGCGGTCTCGCTCTGACGCTTCGAGAAGGTGGTCGGCTTGCTCACCGTCGCGCCCGTCTCTGCACGCCAACGACTTACAAGGTCAGCGACCTCATCTGCCGTTCCCTCAGTGATGACAGACTCGTAGGCGGTGCGCAAGTATTTCGGCTGCTCCTTGACCCACCCGATCACCTTGTCGCGCACATCATCGTAGTCGGTGACCTTCGACTGCAGGTCCGCTAGGTGGGTGCGCGTCGCCACGACCTCGACCTGCTCGACGACCGGCCGTAGGTAGCCAGCCACTTCCTTGAACACGAAATCGACCAGCTGCCGATACTCGGCGCGACGCGCCAGTCGCTCGGCCTTGGCCACATCCGGCCAGTCCTTCACGTAGTCCTCAAGGATCTTTTGCTCCTCGGGGGTGTAGATCTGGACTTCCTCGGCGGGCTCGGCTGCGCGCGCAGGCGGCGTAGGCTCCGGCTCCGCAGCCGGAGCCTTGCGCACGAGAGCGCTAAGGCGCTTCAGGAGGTCGTCGTCGGTCTCCGGTGGCTCCTGCTCCTCGCTTTCGGCCGCCGGCGCGGCCGTGTCTTCGCCTTCGGCCCCTGCGACGGTCTCCGCGGCCGTGTCCTCGCCCTCGGGGGCACCTGCGACGGTCTCCGCGGCCGGCGCAGTCGTGTCCTGGCTCTCAGTACCGGCAGTAGCTGCAGCCGCCACATCCGTCGCTGGCGCGTCGTCGGCCAGCTCGGACAAGCGATCGAAGGCTTCCAGGAACGTATCCGGCGCCGGGGTCGTCTCGGCGGCCGGCTGTGTCGTTGCAGACATGCTGCGCTATCCTCTGCTGTTGCTTGGGGGACGTGCCACCAGCTTAATCAGTCGGTCGTAGGCTTGTGCTTCGCCCTGCATAGCCAGAAATTCCTCTGCTGGGCAAGTAACAAGCGCATTCTTGCACTCGTCAAGCATCACACCCAGCAGGTCGAGAAACGCCGCCACGTCGGGCTGATCGCGCCGACGATGCAGCTCCTGCAGGAGCGCCTCCCGCTGAGCCTTAGTTGCGCGCACCATTCATCCTGCCTCCCGCTGCCGGAGCATCGTTCTCGTCGCCGACGCCACCCGCGAGCGCATTAAGCGCCTCGGTGGCTGCCTTGACGCTGGTGCTGTCCGCAGCGGCGGCGTTCTTCTGGCCCTGCGTAATGCCCTTGAACGCGTCCGCGAGCGTCTTGCGCACCTCAGCCTGGATGGTCTGCTTCTGCATTTCCTCCATCTCGGCCATCTTCGCAGACCGGCTTTCCTTGCGCTGCCGCGCCACCGCCGGCGGCACCAGGATGTCTGTCATGTCGCGCACTGCGAACCGCGCCTCGACCAGCTTGCGATCGTCGACGTGGTCCATCTCCTCCGGCGTCAGCGTGGTCACCAGCGAATCCACCTGGACCCCGCGGATTTCCTTGGCGATCAGGCTTGATGCGCCGCGACCGACAACGTTGTAGTCGCCGGCCTTGGCCGCGTCCGGGTTGAACTTCTTGTTGAACGTCACGAGCGACGAGATGACCGACTGAGTGAAGGTATCGAAGTTGCGGATGATGTCCTTGAACGGGAGCGCCGCCTCGCCGCGAAGCATGGACGCCCCGGCCGCCGTACGCATCGGCTCGCCGCTGCCGCGCTGCACATCGCCGCCGGTCTGCGGATTCACGAACGACTCGCTGTCCGCGAAGGCCATGAACAGCTGGATGACCTGGATCAGATCCGACAGGTGGCCGTCGATCGGGATCTGCCGCACTGCCGGGTACTGCGCCGTCAGGCCGTCGTCCTCGCGCTCCCACACCTTGTAGGCGTGAATGCTGGTGATGTCCTGGTCCGGTCGCAGCAGCGTCGAGTTGACCTCCAGCTGCGGGCCGCACACCACGCCGGCGTTGTCGAGCAGCATGCGCGTCGCCGCGCTCATGCTCATCTGGCTGTCACGGATCACCGACGGCAGGCCGTTGCCCACCGGGCTGCTGTCGTCTTCGTCGAAGATGAAGGCATGCACCGTGCGCATCTTGGCGCCGATCTTGCGCCACGCGTTCACGTCGGCCTTGATGACCACGTCGCCGGTCATCCACACCTCGGCCTCGATGTCATCGGACAACTTGTCGTCCGGTACGTCCGCGCCTGCGTCGCGCAGCATCTGCCCGCTGACCGGCCCGTGCCAGACGATCACCTCGTACTTCTGACTCTCCGCGCGGTTGTCGTTGACGTTCACCGAGACGCCCAACGTCCGCAGCTCCTGCTCGTGCGTCTGCGCTTTGTAGTTGCCCGTCGGCGTGCGCTGCAGGTACTGCTTGATGATGTCGCCAAAGAAGTCAGGCCGGTTGGCCAGCTCGCGCACCTGGGAGCGCGACATCACGAGCCGCTCGAACCAGCCGTCACCGTCGCTCGACAGCTCCTTCGCGCTCATGTCCGGGTAGAAGTCCCACACCGGCAGGAAGTCGAACTGCGGCTTGTAGCGCGTGTGCATCGTCGGCGCCGGCTGCCCGAACTCGTCCAGGCCCCAGGTCACGTCGGTGATGGTGCGCACCATCGGCCCCTTCAGCAGGCCCACACCGTAGCGGATGCCGCTGCTGACCACCTTCCGGTTGAGCGCGATGTAGTCGAGCGTCTGGTCGCCCCCGATCTCCTGCAGTTGATCGTCGATCACCGCGGCCAGTCGCGCCGCCCGCTTGGCCGCCAGCGTGTTGACCGCTTCCTGGACAACTTCGTCGGTCATCTCCATCTGCATGCCGGCCTTCTCGGCCTCAGCCATGGCCTCCTGCACCGCCTGCATCACGTCCTCCGGCGCCATCTCCGCGTTCGGGCTGGCCGTCAGCGACCAGTTGCGCTCGTTGCCGGGGAACATCAGGTTCATCACCCGCGCCAGGGTGCTGATGCACTTCACCCGCGTCAGCCGCGGATAGGCCCGTGACCGATCAGCCGACAGCTTCCCTTCAATCTCCGGGTCGTAGATGCCGAGGTACTGGCGCAGGTTGCGCATCCACTTCACCTCAGCGATCCGTCGCTCGGACTTGTAGGTCTCGAACAGCTTCAACAGCTGCGTCGCGATGCCCTTCAGCGCCATCGGCGACACCACGCGCACCGGTGCGTTCTCTTGCGGCTCGACCGCCAGGGGCGGGGTGTCCAGGGTCGTCCACATGTCGGACATCGGTCAGCTCCTAGCGGAAATGGTAAGCCGGGGGGGTCGTGCTGCGCGCCGGCCGCGCTGTCTGTGCCCGCCTCTGGCGCCCACCATACCTCTGGTCGGCCTTGTGGTGGTAGCGTGCTGCGTACCCGAACGCATCCCCCACGTGACTGTGGCTGTTCTTCTCGGGCTCCGCGCCCTTCACGACACCCTTTTTGGTATCGACCGCGTACCGCCAGCCGCCCTTCAGGGCGCGCAGCAGCTGTGGGCATCGGTTCGGGTCGATCTGCAGCGCCGGCCCCATGTCCGTCAGCCGGGTCGCGAAGTGGTCAATCGCGTCCAGCCGTAGCGGGAACCGGTTGTTGGTCTCGATCTTCACCGCGAAGTGCCGCTTCAGGATGTCCGCCACCGCCCGCTCGTCCGTCATCGCCCGCTGTGCCGCCGCCGGGTCCGGCGCGATGACCACCTGGGCGTCCTTGTAGCGCGCGCGCAGCATCGGCTTCAGCCGTGTCACGATCATCCGCTCGACGCCCATGTTGTCCTGCACGAGCTCGTCCAGCACGAGCAACCGGCCCTCGAGATCCTCCTGCGTGAAGATCAGCGCGCTACCGCCCAGCCCTGGGTCGAGCCCGATCACCAGATCTAGATTCGGGTTGAAGATCAGCGGCTTCGCCGCGACGTGCCGCTCCGGCTTGAAGCTCGACACCACCGGCATCCCGGCTGCGCTGAATCCCCACTCGGCGTCGATGAACTGCTTCACCCACGCCGGCTTCTTCCCCTTCGCCTGCTCCTCATAATAGCCCCGCCCGCCGGGCAGATTCTCGAGGTTCTCCGCGTTTGGCGCAAAGCCGCTGGGCTGGAGGAAATAGGTCGTGTTGCGCTTGTCATCGGCGTCGCCGGCTCCGTCCCCGGTCAGCCTGCGCGTCGTCTCGCTGTTGTGCAGGTGGTCGTACCACCAGTTGTCCTCGGTGTCCGGGTTCGACGCGCCCCACATCCCCCAGTTTGTCGCCCCGCCGTCCTTCGCACTCGGATAGCGCCCAAGCCGCGCCGACAGCGCGTCTACGATCGCCCGCGGGATCTGCACGAACTCGTCCAGAATCGCGAAGGTGAGCTCAAGGGAGAGCACGCGCGCGATGTCGTCCGCGGTGTCGAGCGGGCGGAACAGCACCTCGCACTCCACGTCGTCGAACCGCAGGATGAACTTGTAGTTGGTCGCTTCCCACTTGCCGGCCTGACCGTCCTTGAACCACATCGCCCATGACGCGATCGTGGTGTCCTTCAGCTGAGGAAGCGTGTTGCGGATGATCGCCGCCCGGCTGCGCCGAATGCCGTCCGGCCCTGGCGCCTGCTTCTTCGCCATGTACACGAGCTTGAAGAACAGGCCCGTGGTCTTGCCCGCGCCGACGGGGCCTACCGCCCAGCTGTAGAACAGCGCGCCCGGCCGATAGTCGCGGATGAACGCCTTGATGGTCGGCGGCGGGTGGTACACGATCAGGTTCGTGGTCACCGCTTCGTCGCCCGGTTGGTGCGTGCGTTGTACTTGAAGTCCGCAGGCGCGTCCTTCGCCTTGGTCTCGCGCGCGGCGCGGTCCTTGGCCCGGCCCGCGGCACCCATGGCCGTGCGCTCCTTGCCCTTGGCCGTCATCTCGGTCGTGCCCGGCTTCAGGTTGCCTGCCTTCTGCATCTGGCTCGTGGCCACCGCCTGGGCCTTGCCCCTCGGCATCCCCTTGCGCAGCAACTGTTGGACCAGCCGGTCGCGAATCGGAGGGGGCATCTGAGGTCTCCTACAGCACGATCTGGATGGCCAGGGTGGGCTGCTGCGCGGC